AATGATTACAATTATATTAATTGCTAAAAGTAAATAAACAACGGACATATATTTATTTACTTTTTCTAAATAAAACCAAAGCGAAATAATAAACAATAAAAAAGACAGGACTAATGAAAGTTTGATTGATTTACCAATTTGTTTATACTTATTCATCTGATGTTTTGCTATTGACAGCTCTCTTTCTTCAAAAATAGATAAATTTCTTTTTTGTTTTTGGTCAAGCAAATACACAATTTTGTCTTTTTTGTCCAGAATAAATGCATATAAAACGGTAAAAACAGTAGCCCCTATACCAAAAAATCCAATTGATATTGAGTTAAATAAACTAAGGATATTTTCATTGTTGGTCGGAATCATAGGATGATAAATAGTTTTTCAGAATAGGTTCAAGCGTATTCCTAATACATTCAATTTCGTAATAATCAGGGCATTCGTTTGTGTCTATTTCTGTTGCAAAGTTAAAAATTTCTTCGATAGTTTCTGAAATTTTTTGCTCATCTTCATTTAAAATCTCTTCTAATTTAATAGTTCTTTTGCCTATTTGTATATCTATTTTACGTTTATTGAAGTCATCCAGCATACTTTTGTCATTATAAAATTTTTGCAAAGCACTTATGGGAACATTCTGCAAAATGTATTTTTTCACTTTCTTTGAAACACTTTTTATTAGTGAATCTTGGCTGAAATATAAGGGTGCTTCGCCTTCTTCTTCGTTTTCCAGCAATATAGTTAATTTTGGAATTCCGCTATTACTTTTATTTAGTCCTTCTGTTAAACTTTTAGGTTTAATATTTTTAGGAACAATATTAAACACCTTTCTAAGAATTAACTTAGTAACAGTAATTACACTATTTGTTTCTTTATTAGGATCAACAAAAATAAGAACGACCCATTTTACTTTATCGTTTTTATCGCCATAGATATGTGGATATATTAAGAAAAAATATTTATCACTTCCTACTTTATCTTTTGGACTCAAATGCTTTATTTGTTCAGTTGTTTCAAGATACCTGTCATCAGTGCCAAATGTATAAGCAGTTGCCTGAACAAGTATTCCCGGATCATTATCCGGAAAAACTACATCGTGAAGGGTTATGTTGCTTATCCCAATTCTAATGTTTTTTAAGCGTTTCTTTTTAGAAATTGGTTTAAATTCTCGTCCTTTTTTCCGTAAGAAATTTATTAGGTCATTTTTGGTATAGGTAGGACCTTCAAATGGGAAAGTGTTTTTTTCGTTGATTTCGTCGGATACAAATACGGGAATTGAAATAGGAACATTTGATTTCATAATATAGGTATTTTGGGTTTATAAGCTTATTCCAACCGTATCACCCCCACAATCAAAGCAAGGCCGTCCACTTCATCTTTGGGGACTTCAAAAGGCGGGTAATCTTTATTATCTGATTTAAGTATCAATGTATGTTCGTCCGGTCCCTTCAAAATACGTTTTACCAAAATACCCTGCGATTTGGTGGCTATAATATGCGGTTTGTTCCATTGTATAAAGCCACTCTCGGTAATGATCGTAGCGGCAACAATGTCACCGCTGTTATATTTCGGATACATTGAGTTGCCATAAACTTCTATCATAAAATCAACCTTCCGGTGTCTAAACTTCGGAATGGTGTAATATTCCTTCACATCTTGCTCTTTAATGGCAAAGTCTGCATTACCAAATCCGGCAACCGCCGTTTCATCTACCAATGGTATGGCTTTTATATTTTGGTCACCCTTAACCGGAACCGCCACCGGTAAGTCCGGCTGCGCATCCGACTTTAACATAGATCCTTTACCGGTTAATAGCCATTCGGGGTTATATTGTTGAAAATTCTCAACTATTTTAGAAATCCATTTACTTTGAATATCACTACCCTTATTTAAAGCTCTACTTAAAACACCTTTACTTGCACCAATCCTATTTTCAAGAGCGGTAATTTTAATTCCTTCATTATCACATATTTGCTTTATTCTATCAAGAGTAGTTTCCATTTTGTTGAAATTTATCATCAAAAGCTTGCATAGTTGAAAATTATCAACTATATTTGCGGTATTATTCTAACAATACAAAAGTATGAAAAAAAAGCTTTTTACAGACCGCCAGTATAAAATAATTAAAATGAACTATACAAACTTGGCTCAAAAGCATTTTGTACATCCAAGTTATGTAAAGCTTATTGCGACAGGTCAACGCCCTACCAATAGCGAACGGGCAAAAGCCATAATGAAAGATTTAAAGGCACTTGTAAAACTTTTGGAAGCTGAAAATTAAGCCTATGAAACCGGCATATAATAATATCATCAAAATAGGTAAAAGCTACTGGATTTCGCAGGATACGCTGAAAAAATCACTTGGTATTTCAGATAAATATCTTGAAATATGCAGGGTAAGGTTCAAAAAAAGCGTTCCCCCGTCCTTGCAAAATACCGCCGTATTCCCGGACACCGGCAAAAGCTGGCGTTGGACACGGCAAAACGGCCGCTTTTACTATTGCTATGATGTCATACCCGACCGTTCGCCTGCTTTTTATCGCACCGCACTGGGCGATGTGGCAGATGCTTACAACAAACTGCAAGAAGAACGTAAAAACAATGCTGCCGAAAACCTAAACAACAGGTTTATGAGGTTTGTTACCGATACCTATAATATATATATGTCTGCCTACGGCTATCCGCATACGCAAAACAAGTCGCAACAGGAAAAGCTGTCAATGGCGGCAGCAACACTCGAATTTGCCGTTCGTTACCGCAACGAACACCCCGATATGAGCGACAGCGCCGTGTGTAAAGCAGTAGCGGGTTTGATTGACCGGCACAATTTGTCCTACATTCCTTCGCACTACAAGAAGCTTAAACAAAAGCTCAAAAGATACGATGCCGGCGAAAGCATTACAGAGATTATCCGCCTGCCCCGTGCCGGGAACAACAACTCACTACTATACAACGACCCGGAAGTGATCAGCTGGGCAATACAACTGCGACAAATGCCCCAAAACTATACCAACGAATTTATCATCCGCAAGGTGTCCGATATGTGTCGCCGTGCCGATAAACCGGTGCCGTCGCGCCGTTGGTTCGGACAAAACATTTTTGAAAAACAAGAAATCAAATACCTGACTGCCGTCAACCGCTTTGGTTCCAACACACGTGGCAGTAAAGTATATGAAGGATATGTGCCCATACAAAACGCCTTGTTTGCCGGCGATGCTTGGCAGGTCGATGCTACGCGCGTCAATTTAATTGCTCATAAAACTGCCGAAGGCAAACAGGCGTTTCTTTTTATGATAGTTGTGCGTGACGTGCATTCGGGTGACATACTCGGTTACCATTTTGATTATAAAGAAGACCGTTGGAGTGTGCTGAATGCCGTTAAAATGGCGGTACAAGAAGCCGGTTATTTACCCTATCAGTTGGTATTTGACCGCTTTCCGGGACACAATACACCGGAGGCAAAAGAGTTTTTGGCACATCTTGACAAGCTCAAAGTAAACGTCACTTTTACGCATAAAGCCACCGGTAAGGCACAACTCGAACGTTGGTTTGGCACCCTGCAAACCGTTTTTATGCAAGAAAGCGAATACTACTACGGACAGGGCGTACAATCTACACGGGAATATGCCCACCGCAGTCCCGAATATTTGAAACAAATCCGCAGAGATGCCCACAAAATCGGCTTTGATTTTATCAGGGCAACCCAAGAAGCGACCAAAATCATTGAGGCGTTTCGCAATACCCCGTATAGCTATTACTCTAAAAAACACCGCGATATAAACCAATCGCCAAAGCTGATGCACGCCGAAAGCGAAAAACCCAATGTAATCTGGGCAAAAGAACAAACCATCAGCCTGCTGTTCGGACACAAAAAAGAAGTGTCTATCAGTCACGAGGGCTATATCGTAACGGATATTTACAAAACCGAACACGTATTTAGAGTAGATGATTTCAATATCATCAAAAACCACAAACGCATTTGGGTCAGCTATGATTTAGAAGACTTATCCAAAGTAGATTTGTTTGTCAAGCACGACAATCTGTATGCCTATATCGGCACAGCCCCTGCCTTTAAACGGGTTCAGGTTTACGGGCCGCAAGCAGAATTTAACCGCTTGGCAAAGGCCAAACAGCGAAACAAACAGATTGAAGAACAGCGTCAAGCGGCATTGGCCGAAAAAACGGCGTTGGCAGACGAAACCGATTTGCTAATGGGACGCTTTACCGACAAAAATACCAAAGAAGAAACCGAAACGGCACTATTGCAAGCCGCAGGCGACGAAATGCCCGCCCAAGTGCCGGAAATACCCGAAGAAGATATTGACTTTGTGTCAATGACCATAAATAAGTATTAACCCCTAAATGAAGTTGTTATGAATGACTTACAAAAACAAAAGATTGTAGAAGCCATCGCCAAAGAGGAACGCCGCTTGGGCTCTGCCCGTGCGGTTGCCAATAAGTGCGATGTATCTGCCGCTACAATCAGTCAAATGAAAAATGCCAAATGGGAGCTGATCCGTCAGTCGCTTTGGCAAAAAGTAGCCGCCCGGCTCGGTGTGGCATATTCGCAGTGGCAAATCGCCCCGGATATTACCAATACACGCACGCTGACACAAGTGTTTAGCGATGCCAAAAACGACCGGCTTTTTATAGCCGTATCGCACAAAGCCGGAAGCGGAAAAACAGAAGCTGCCAAACAATACGCGGCACAACACACCGACCAAGCCGTGTATTTCACACAAGCGCGTGAATGGGCAAAGCGTGAGTTTTTGCTCAACGCCTTTCAAACCTTCGGGATTGAAACCCCACGTGGCATTGTTAGTATTGACAAGCTCGGGCAACGTTTGATTGACTTTTTCAACGAACGTGTGCATCTGTCACCGGTGTGGATCATCGATGAAGCCGACAAGCTCAAACCGTCAGCATTACGCTTTATCATTACCTTTTACAACCAACTGGAAGATAAGGCCGGTATGGTTATTCTCGGCACAGACGCTCTGAAAAAAGAAATTAACCGCGGCGTCAGGCTCAACAAAAAGGGCTATGATGAGATTGCCAGCCGTTTTGGTCGTAACTTCATCAGCTTGGTAGGTGCTACCAAAAGCGATGTATATGCTATTTGCCGTGCCAACGGTATTGAAGACAAGCAAAAAGCCACCGATATTTTTAACGAAGCCCAACCGGTTCAGGTCAAAGTGGAACACACCGGCGGTATCTCGTTTATCAAAGTCGTGGAAGACTTTCGACGCATCAAACGCATTATCAAACGTGAACTCATAAAACAACGTCGCTATGAAAAAACAGCCTAATTTTTACTTTAATAAAAGCAAGTTATTATTGGTTTTACTCAATGACAATTTGAAACCCATAGGAGGCTATGGCGGTAATTTGGCCTTGAAAAAGTATCATGAACTTACGGCAAAAAAGCCTGTCAAACCATCCAGAATAGATCTACTAAACGAGATTGAGCTCTGCAAGTCCGTTTTGTTAAATAATATTGAGCTTCCTCAAGATTTGCGAATAGATTACCAAAAACGCTACCGAACGGCTAAAAAAAAGCTGGAATTAATTGAAAATAAACTTGTTAAAACCCTTTAAAATGACCAAAACTTACACCCAAATTAAAAGAAAAGACTTTTGGTATGACGAAACCGGCATTGCCATTCCGGTTAATCGAATCACCAAAGCAGAGAAACTGGCCGAACGAAAAAGCGGCCAAATTGTCAAAAAAGCGATCGATTTAAACAAGCGTTTAAAGTCGTTTAAACGCTATTTAAAACAGGCCGTTATGGACGTTTACGAGGCTTTTTTAAATGAAAATGGTGGAAAGGTTAAAGAAAATTATAAGGGGAATTTCACCCTTTACAACTTTGATCGGTCTATCAAAATTGAAGTGAATATCAGTGAGCCAATCGACTTTGACGACATCACTATTCAATTGGCACAAGAGAAATTACAAGAATTTTTATCAAAAAATATAAATTCTAAAAATGAATTTATCAAAGAGCTGGTACTCGATGCCTTCAAAACCCGCCGCGGCAAACTCGACAGCAAACGGGTGTTGAACCTGACCCGTTGGGTACAAAAGGTAAATGACCCGCTATTTACCGAGGCTGTCGAGCTGATAAACAAATCTATCCGCCGCAAACCCAGCAAAACCTATTATAAGGTCTTTGTCAAGGACGACGAAGGGCAATATCAAAATATTGAGTTGAACTTCAGTAACGTAAAAGCCGAAAGTAATGACTAATATGATAGGCAAAGTCAAAGGAAAAACGGCACCGGTAAGGGCATCTTATATTAGCATCACTATTATTAACAACAGTGTGATAAAGGTTAACGGCAAATACCTGATTCGCACCTTGGGCAACGACTGGATGCGCCAGGAGGCCGTATGGGCGGACGATGAAATTGATGCGGCTAAAAAAATTATCCGAGATTTAAATAAAAACCGCAAAAAAGCCTGAACCTTATAAAATCCCGTGTGTGCGTCAGTCATCCGGTCTCGCAACCCGGCACGGGAACTACAAAGTAAAAGATATGAAAGAAACCATAATAATTGAAATTGAATTACCGGATTTCAAAGAAAAAGTAATCCCGGTAAGTAGTCACAGGGAAACCCGCAGGGTATATGTAAACGGGGAGCTGTTATATTCAGAAAAGATAAAATATTCAGAGTATTACCAGCCCGATGGGCACCCTGTATTAGAAGGTTTGTTTGATTGGTTGTCAAGGTTTAAAAAAACTAATAACCGAAAACAGGTTAGAGAGGGCGGAAAGCATTCTGTCGGCTTTGTCAGGATAAGTTTTTTGAAGCGCTTCTACTTCTTTTTGAAGTTTTTGAAGTTCAAGCTCAAAGCTTTGTTCCAATGCAGTAAAACCACCAATACGGACAAGGTCAAAGGCTTCCACGTGAAGCGTAAGACTACAATAACTGGCCCCCAAACCAAAAGTAAGAGATGATATGAGACCTTTGCGTTCAAAATATTCCAATAGGGCAATGAGTTGGTCTAAATCCATTTCCAATTCAAAAGCAAGTTCACGTGGATTAAATGAGAGTTTTGTGAGGTGGTGTTCCGTAAGAGCTTTCAGTGCTTGCTCTTTTAGTTCTGGCGTAAACATATCACTACAATTTTAAATGGTTAGTAAACAAATGTAGTGATTTTTCCCGACAGGCAGACACCCGGGTTCGAGTCCCGGCACGGGAACTAAACTTTAAAACAAGGCAATATGAACAAATCATTGCACCGTAAACTAATGACCTTATTGTCAAAGGCAGGCTTTGACGACGATATGCGACACGAGTTTGTCCACCTGATGACGGACGGGCGCACCACGTCAACCAAAGACCTGACCGAGTTGGAAATGTTCCGGATGATTAACCGGATAGAAAGCGATGCCAATTTCGGCAAAACAAGCACGTCTGAAATGGAAGCACTTTTGCGACAAAAACGCAGTACGGTATTAGCCATTGCCACGCGAACCGGTATATTCCCGGACGGCAATTGGGAAAAGTTTAACGCCTTTATGCGCAAAAGCAGTGTCTTACACAAACCGCTTAAAGACTATACCCTGACAGAGCTTGACCGGTTGATAAAGCAATTCAGAGGCATAGAATATCATAACAAAAAAGCACGTAAAAACAAACAGACAACCTATCCATACAGCTTAAATTAATGGCGTATAACAAGAAAAACAGGCTCAAACGTATCATCGAAATTCAAAACATTGTTTTGGAATACCAAAAACAAGGGCTACCCAATAAGAAAATATACGAATTACATATTCGTAACCGGTTTCGTATCTCAAAACGAACCTTTGACGAATATTTGGGTATCCCTGCCAAACGAGACCTTAAAGAACTGATTAAAAATGAAAAAGCCACACAAAACAAAAACAATACCCGCTGATTGGTGGAACCATAAGATAAATCCCATATTGGGTTATCGCGTGCCACCGGTATTAAAGCAAGGGCAAGGCGTATCATATCATGTGCCGGAAGCAACCTTGCAAAAAATCACCAAGTTAGATTAACATAAAAATAAATAAAATGCCAAAAATAACCAAACAATTTACTTTAGAAATAACACCGGAGCGTTATATTGATGCCTGTTCCGGCGATGAAATATACGAGCTTTGGCTGTTATTGTCAAACCCTAAATATAAGGGCGTCATAGCGCGTCAAGATACAGTGGAAAAGCTGAAAAAAGCTTATAAGCCCAAAAAGAAGAAAAAGAAAGTAGAGCTTCCTTTTTCCGGAACGGCTTTTGAAGCCGCCTGGCAAGAATGGAAGGAATATAAAGCAAAAGAGCACGGATTTAAGTTCAAGTCCGCTATTAGCGAGCGTAAGGCGTTAAAGCGTTTGCAAACAGACAGCGGAAATAATGAGCAACGGGCTATTGCCATTATCAACCGCAGTATCGAGCACGGATGGAGCGGCTTGTTTCCGCTACCAGCCGGTTATCTACCGAGGGTTAACAAAACGCAACGAAAAGATTTTAAATAATGAAAGTAGCCGAGCATATAGACAGCGTTTTAAAGGAGCTGAAACCGGACAATACCAAGCCGGACACGGCTGTATTAGAACGGCTTAATGATGTGCCAATGCCGTCGTTTAGCCAATACCGGCTGCTCAAAAGCTTGCCGGCACGGACACCGGATGAAGACTTGATGTTGCTCAAATACGAATACCGGCATTTGGATAAAGCGGTCAGCATCCGCAGGGCTAATGACCAAGCCCTTGCAGACGCCCAAGAAGCTAATAAGCCCCAAGTGCTTTCGCCGAAAGCTTTAAAACATCGTTTTATAAGAATAGCCAAAGCACAGGTAAAAGGTAAATATATAGTTGATGATGAAAACAGAGCCATTATCTCGTATGTGTTTAACTACTTTGCAGGCTTACCGGTTGATGACAAGCTTTGCCGTAATGCCCCGACAGATGCACGCAAAGGTTTGTTGCTTGCCGGTAATTTTGGCAGCGGCAAAACCGCACTTTTGGATATTCACAGGCAAATGAACTGGCACGGCAAACGCTTTCGTACCGTATCGGCACACGATATTGTTGCCAAGTTTGATGCCGAAGGTGAAAAAGGCATTACAACTTATCTAAACACCGGAAACTTGTTTATAGACGATTTGGGCGCCGAAGCCGTTGGGATGCACTATGGCAAGCGTGAGGAAGTCTTAAAGCGGGTATTAGAAATGCGCTACATCCTGTTTACCAAAGAAGGCAAGCGCACCTATGCTACGACCAATTTAAGCATACCGGAACTCGCCGAACGCTACGGCGGACGGGTGGAAAGCCGGTTGTATGAAATGTTTAATATCGTGTATTTGGGCGATAAAGCCGATAGCCGGGATTTTCGTAAACGAGTTAAAAGTTGAAAGTGTGTCCGCTGTCATTTCTACAGAGCGAGGCACGAGCGACAAGAAATCTAACTTTTAATTAAAAAACCTTAAAACAGAATTGACATGAAAAATTTGCAACTGAGCCTAAATTCACAAATATCCTATCTGGAAAGCTATATTGATTTTTTAGAGGAATCAAAAAAAGCGGCCAGAAAGAGAAGTAAAAAACGTGCCTATTCGCAGGCGATTGAAAAATATTCGGAAATATTAAAATCTTTGAGGTTTTTTCAAAAATGGAAAGATGAAAACGAACTTTCTATAAAGGAAATACTAACCGATTTTGTCGGCTTTTTGACTTTAAATGATGAGATAGATATAGAACCGGATAAGATTAACCGGTATATCGAAGTGTTTTTAAAAGATAATCAATAAAACCCCCATAAATATGAAACAAACCATTTACACCGGACACGTAAGAAGTCATTACGTGCCGAAAAACAAATTACAAGAAGCCGTATCAAACTATCTTGATACGTTGGACGGCAAAGCCTTCGCTATTGACCAATATTTGCATAAACGCTTTGAAATAGCCGATAAAATAGCCGAATTAAACAATCAACACCCAAGAGCCACACCTGTAAAAATAAGCTGGCATAAAGTAGTAGAGCCAACCGGTAAAGCGATATTCTTTTTACACGGTATTCAAGCGATTGATTTTTGTTTTATAACAGGAGAATTAGACCTATGACAAACCTACAAGAACTTAAAGAAAGTGTTGATTTTTGGCGCAAAAAGAAAAAACGACTGCTTGAAGAATCCGGTAAGGTGCAAAAGATTATTGAAGACTTACAAGCGCTCTGCCCCCACCAATACGAAGACGGCCGCAGCGCCATTGAAGAAGATGCCCCGCTTCACCCGGCATCACAGCCGCAATGCCAAATATGCGGAAGATATTTTTAAGATTCAATTGATTTTAAGTATCATCCCCCTGACTTTCGTCGGGGGATTTGCTTTTTAAAGCCCGTTTAAAGCTTTATCAAAGGTTTTTAAATTACCGGTAATGCTCAGTTCTTGCAGTTCGGTTTCGTCGTATTCTTTCATATTGCTACGTCCGGTGTAAGATGCCGAATAGGTTTGCAGTAATACTTTGACTATTCCGGGTTCACCGATACTGCTTTCGCCGTTCCACACCAGCTTGCCGGTGTGTTCACTCTCGGTGTCTTTGACCAGCTCGTATATTTTTTCGGCAAAGTCCAAATATTTAAGGGCGCGGTCAATATGCGGGGCGTGATTGTCACCGTGTTCCGGTTGTTCATATAATATATGTAAGGTCAAAGACAGCTGTCCGGGTTCTGTAAGCTGTGGCTTGTCAATGCTGAACTCTACCAGTACGGCGGGCAACACCAATCCTTCAAATTTTTCGGGGTTGTAATATTGTCCTTCGTATATATCTACGTATTTGACCGGTGGCAGTCCGGCAGCCGATAATAGTTGGTTTGTCGTATCGGCAGTCAATTTTTCGAGTAAGGTTTTGTATAGAGTTTTCATAAGTTAGTTGAATATTGATAATATTAAAAATCAGATTTCTCACTGCGTTCGAAATGACAGCGAACGCACTTTACCGCTTTCCACTTGGCACTTAAAGCTTTAATGCTTCTTTAAGTTGTCGTTCCATCAGGCGTTCTATCCGTCGCATCAGTATGGCGGATTCGCCTAAAAATTTCCTTTGCGGTATGGTCGTATTCATTTGGCGTTGGTGCGCTTTGACATCAACGGTTTTGCCTTTGGCACGTCCGCGGGTAATGACGCGTTTGTGTGGTTTGACCTTTACGGTTTTGTTTATGGTACCGCCGTCATTATTGATTTGTGCATAAGGCACATCGGTGCCTATCACAATAAAGCGTCTTGTCCAACTGATTTTCCGGATAGAGCGTTTTAATCTGCCGGTGCGGAGCATCATTGAACCTTTTGCGCCTTTACGCTTACGTAAAGCTTTTAAAGTTGCTCTGCTGTTTTTTGGCCAAGGTTCACGACTGCGGTTTACCCAATTTTTCATTACAAAGCGTTCCTTACTGAAATTTACAGCCGTAACCGCCGCTTGTATCGGGAATTTGTCCATAGCGTTGGCAATCCGATCCACCTGTGCAAAAAATTGTTTTTTTCCTTTGATCATCGCTTTGTGTTTTACCCGGCTGACAGTTCTGCCCCCCTTACCACACGCATCAACATTTCGGTAAAGAAATTTTCCAGTTCTTTCGGGGTCATTTGGTTGATATGCTCGTTATTCACGTTGATGTCGCCTTTATTAAGTGCATCAATATTAATGGTAATACTGCGTGGGGCAGATGCTTTGCCGGTAACTTTGGTCAGCTGCGTATCAGTATTGCCGCCGGTTGTATTATCATTGTTGCCCACGTCGGTTGTATTGCCGGAAATATCGGTTTGTAACAGCGGATTATCACTGTCGGCATCTTGTCCGGTGGCTTTCTTTTTTTTCCAGTGCAACAGCCATTGGGCTTTATGGCGGTTTTGTTTCAGATCAATCAGGCGTTGCTTGCGTACCTGTTGGTCGATATACCGCTGTGTCATTTGTTTACCTAAATCGTCTATAGCTTTTTGGTTTTCGGCCTTACTGCTGATACCTAAAACATTTTTGAGTTTGTAAAATCCTATTTTCAGTTTGTCTATCTTGTCGAGCATTCCATCAATCACATTATGCCAGGCAATACTTATCGTTGTGCCGATGATAGCCATAGTATCTTTAAAAAAAGCTTTTAGATTTTCCCATTGCTTACGCCAGCCATCGGTTTTTCGTACTAGATAGACAATAGCGGAAACCGCCAGCAATATCCAGCCTACAATTGGAATATTAAGAATGGCCACTCTTATAGCAACCAATCCCGCGGTTACCATTCCAAGAGCCCCCGATAGTCCCATTGCTGCAACACTACTGACCAGCATCACGCCACCTACTATCCCAATGGCAATGCCCACACTTTTAACCACTTCGGCTATTTGGTCAAAATGTTTCCAAATCCACGTTAAGACAATATCTATCCCCCGCAGTATCTTGTTAATGGTGGGTAAGGCGGTTTCGCCTATCCTTGCCAATATTACGTTTATTTTGTTGCGGATAACCCCACCTAATACGGTGGCATCGTTTTTGGCGTTGCGGAAAGCTTTATCAAGGTTATACTTGCTGCTGTCAAAGGCGTTCATTGTTTTTTCAAAGTCGGCGGCATTTGTTTTGAGTTTGATAAACATATTACGCAATCCTTCCGGACCGCCAATCTTATTGATGATTTCATCAATCTGTTGCGAGTTCATTGTTTTAAACTTGTCTTTAACATCAGTCAGGATACTACCCAAGTCTCGCATTTTGCCATTGGCATCATAGAGCTGTATGCCTATTTTTTTCAGTCCTTTAATGGTGCTTTCCTGTGTCAATCCCAAAAAGGCGGTTTTGGTCATTGTGGCACCGATACGGGCATCTTTGGTAATAGACGTAAAGACCGCAAAGAGTTTGTTGGCTGTGTCCACACTTTGTCCGGCACCGGCGGCCGCACCGGCATATTCGGTTTGTACGCGTGCCAGTTCTTTAAAGTTGACAATACCGGTCTGCACGGTTTTGGCATTGCTTTCAAGGTATTTGTCAATATCTTTTTCGGTCAAACCAAAGGCTTTTATTGCTTTGGTGGTCATATTGATACTGTCGGTCAGTTCGGCACCGGTGGCGGTGCTGTATTTGGCAATTTTGCGAAATACCGTGTCGGCTTGTTTGCCATATAGCCCGGTAGCGGATTGCAGGTCGTAAAAGGCAATGGTGGTTTGTTGCAGGTTCTGCCCGGTTTCAAAAGCCGCCGCCCGGATATTCTTTTTGTAGGTGTCGAGGCTTTTTTGGGTTTTGTCAAGGTTTAGGTTTTGTATCTGCAAAAACTCGTGATTAAACAACTTTGCCTGGTTGATAGCCTTGCCATATAATACCGTTACCGACAGTAGTCCGGCGGTTAGCATCACATACGGGTTGCCCAAGAGCTTAAAGGCACGCCCAAGTAGCGGCACTTCGGCACGCATATCATTAAAATTTTTCATAAAGCCCATTTTAAACTTGTTGAGCTTACCACCCATTTTGTCGGTAACCTTGTCGAGCTTGCGTTTGGCTTTCATCAGTTTGTTGTTAAACAGCTTGTTCTGCAATTCGAGAATTAAAGTCAGTTTGCTTTTTTTTACCATTTTGTTTGGTTTTTAACATTTTTTGTTTTATCTTTGTAGTCCAATGACTTAGTATTCCCTTCAATAGGAGGATCACTGCGCCGGACATATCAGCCGAATATTATATAGGGGACAATGCTAAGTATCCGGCATCAGAAAGGTTTGTTGTTTAGCAACAGACCTTTTCTTATATCCGTTTCTTTTATTTTTTATTTTTATCATTTCACTTGCTTTTTATCATTTTTCGTTTTATCTTTGTATCGAACTTGGTATTTCCTTTAATAGGAGGATCACTGTGCCGGACATATCAGCCGAATATTTGTAGGGAACAATGCCAAGTCTCCGGCATCAGAAAGGTTTGTTGTTTAACAACAGACCTTTTCTTATATCCGTTTCTTTTATTTTACCTTTATACCAAGTTTTGAGTTCCAGTCCGGTATTCATATTAATGTGTGTATCTACGATAATCATTTCATCTTTAAAGAACTTTACATACCGGATTTGCCATTTGTTTTTTACACCTATATTGTGCATCCATACTTCATCCGGTTTTTTTAAGATACCCGGCAATAATGCAAATATTTGGTGTCTTAATTCATCTTCCTTTACATAATGTTTTTCAGGGCTTGTGTGATAGTCAAACACATCTTTAAACAGCTTTATATGCCTGTTTAAATAGTCTTTAAATCCCATAAAAGCTTTACCGTTTACTTTGTCTGTTTTTTTAAACAACTCTTTGACGTTGTCTTTGGTAATGGTTTTGTCGAGTTTAAGCGGTTGTTTGGTTTTGGCTATGTCTTTAAAGTCTTTTAGCCCGTAAGCTTTATAATCCAATTGGTTCAACTCGGATAGCAATTTGCCGTCTTTGGTATAGAATTGTTTCCGGGTAAAGACTTGTTTGAGATCGCCGCGGTTAAAGTCAAAGCCTTTAAAAAAGCTTTCGGGCATTTTGCCAACCCAGTCTTTGCCTTTGCTGACTTTACCTTTGACATCGCCCACATATTGCAACATTTCGCAACGGCAACCGTAACCGTTTGGTGGCCACAACCGCATGGCTTCTTTGTCGTTGAGGTTAAAAATCTTGCCGTCGAGTAGCTGGTGCTGTTCACGTACGCGGCTATCCCCTGCGGTTTGGTATTGCACGTAGGGGATTTGTTCCCTTTCGTTCATAAACCTTGCATAAGCGGCGGCATTTTGTCCGGTAGCCACGGCGAGGTTGTATTCGGTGCGAAGCCAAGTTTCGTTAAAGTTTTTGGTTACTTTCAGTGCTTCGGCTTTAAAGTCGTCAAAGCTGCGGATTTGATGTTTGTCTTTGTCTATCAGCAGTTGCGTCATACTTGCTAACCGGGCTTCTGTTTTGCTCGCCGCAAACTCAAACAGGTTGTACTCCATCATCTGCAACATCAGATGATCGGGGGCATTCCATTGGGCATCTATCAATTTTTTGTCCCAAAGCTCGTGCAATCCTTTGCGTAAAAACAAAGTTTCTTCAGTTGTCAGCCGTGCGGCATCGGCACCGGTTTTGCGTTTGTGCCAAATACTGCTTGCCAATTGTTCTACCAGCTTTTTAAGCCGTTTGGCAATATAAAATTCATTGTCGGCGGCATCAAAGCGGTTGTGATAAGCACAGCAGGTTTCTGCCGGATAATCCGGCAAGTTTAGCCCTTCAATTTGCAGGCTCTGCGGGCTTGTTACCGGTGTTTTGGTCAAATTTTTTTTTTTACCGGTTATTGGCACAAAGAAGGTGTCGGACAGCCATTGCTCATCTACATCGTATTCTTTGATGATGTCACGGATGATGTTCCAATATTTATCCAGTTTCAAATTGTGTGCCTTAGCAAATCCAAAAGTGTCGTTTTCGCCTATAAAGGTATAGCCGTGTCTTCGCAATAAGGGAAGTAGCTTGTCATTGATAAGAAATGTAATATTGCGTTTGTCGGCAATGGCAATTTTCTCATCCAAATTACGCTCGTGAACTTCACTTTGGCTGCGGCTGCTACCGTCGTTGGTTATCATCGTACCGCCGACTATCGCCACACTAATCTCTTCTTTGTTGTACTTGATAAAATGTTCATATGACTGATAGGCATCGGTGCGGTCTGCTTCCCTAAATTCCAAAGTGGTGCCTTGCGGAAATACACCGGTACTGGCTTCGCCCATCTGTTGCAACATATAATTGATTTTATCAATGGTGTCGTCATCGTAGGCGGTGGTGGTTGCCGTTACCATAGGAATACCAAACTTTTCAGTAAAGTCGGCCCAACTTTGTCCGACGTTTCGTTTCCAAATCAAGTTAGGGACAATATCGTTAAGAATACCCAGCTCTTCGGGTTCGCCTATTTCAATCAACCAATCGGCAAAATACGGGTCGTCGTAATGGATGGCTTCATCTTTGGTCAAATCCGGCAAAACGATTTTTTGTTCCGGAACGACATTTTGTCGCGGTATGGTATTGTGAATTACGCTGTCCGGAAAAAAACTTTCAAATTCTTGCAAGGTGTATCCGTAAAAGATACTGTCCAACGCCACTTCCAGAAATTTATAAAACCAAGATTTGTTTAAAAATTTAGTCGCTTCTTCGTTGACATTGCCTTTATCATTGGTAATTTGAAACCCGGTATTGAGTGTGGTATATTTACGCAGTCGCATCACGGACTTTAAATGCCCGTCCGTGCCAAGGTCGTAATAAATGTCTTGTAACAGATTACGACGCGGCTTGTCCGGCATACCTGCCATAAGCAACGCCTTACGCCATTTTTGAATATCTTTACGACTGCGATCTTTAAATCGGTTGACAATTTTGTCAATAATCAGCTTTTCGGTTTTGGACAAACGGCGTCCTGTTCCGGTGGCTTTTTGCCGGTTGTTAAAATTAGCCGTTTTCAGCCGTTTTATTTCAAGGTTAAATATTTTCATTGTCTCAAAGTTTATCTTTTAATTTGAACGAGTTTAAACACTGTTTGAACGAGGTTTAGCTACAATTTACCAGCGATTATCTTCCGGTGGATGCTTTGAGCTGATTTTTATCCCCAATTTAGGTTGACCGTCCGTATCAATTCGCCGGGGCAAATCGGCAAGAATATTTCCTTTTGCCACATCTTTCAGCCACTCAATCGCATCTTGATACCGGTTGCTGCGATGTTCGGGTATTTTGTCCGGGCTGATAGAGCTGTAAAGATGATATAGTGCCATATCGATAAGCGTCATAATAATATGCTGGTTGCGGTCTGCCCCGGTGGCGTAGAAAATCTGCTCGACATCATATTTGCCAAACAGGTAATTTTTGATTTGTGCCACTGCCATACTTTCGGCTTGCAGTATTTTAGCATTATTGACCGTGCCGTCGTTTTCGGACAACAGCGATTTGATTTCCGCTCTTATCAATACATCGTAATCGGTATCTTGTAAAAATCTTGCCATAGTTAAAATCGGTTTTTGCTTCGGTTAATTACATCTCTACGGCGGCTCAGTCGCACATCAAACTTGCCCACATAAGTCGCTTGGTTAAGTTTGGCGATACCGCTTTGCAGTGCATCGGGCCCGTCATCGTTGGCACCCGATCCTTTTTCAAATGCCAACAACTGATCTATCAAGGTTTGGGTGTCTTCGCCGTCTTTGATATTCAAATCAAAATAAACGTTGCCCCTTTCAAAATACCCGACCATACTTTCAATCCGGTCAAACTTATTACCTTTGGGGTCTTTGTCGGCAACTACCGGAATGTAATACCCGCGATTGTCCCCTTCCAAATCAAAGTCGTTGACAAATTCGTCTTGGGCAAACAGCCCTTCAATCCAATACCGAACCGGATATTTTTTCAGGTTCAAGTCTTCATATACATTATATAACCAATAGGCAACATCCGCCCGGCTTGATTGGCGGACAAAGGCTTTAAGGATATGAAATTCTCTTCCGGCTTTACCTATCAACAGCATTGCCTTGTAGTCGCCTTTGTCTTTGTAGCTCAAATCGCCGTAAAATACCAGTGCGTCGTATTGGCGGAGTTGCAAACGCTTTTTATAGCGGATATGTTCCGGTTTAAAAATGGCACCGTCTTGAATATGTGTGTGCATATATTCCCGCATAAACGAGCGGTATGGAAAGTCTTCAAATTTTTCTTTCCAATATTTTGCACTCGTTTTTTCGGGCCAGTTCGGTTCAAAGCTTGTCAAGTCTTTCACGGCTTTAACCGTCAAGACGTAATATTTAGAGTTTTTACCTCGTTCACGGGCTTTTTTCGCATTATGCCTAAAGGTAACTTTCAGTTGGTTGATAATGGTATTTTTATGAAAGTTGTTATTGGCAACCACAAATCTTGCACGCGTAGCACCTTCGTCAAAGGTTCCCTTCAAGTCTTCCCATACCCAATCGTGAGCTTCCCGGGAGAGCCGGTCGTTTTTAACGCGTTTTTTGCTATCGACATCATCCACGACGATATAATCCGGGCGTTCGGCACCTTCACGGGCGCCCCGTGGGTTTTGCCCAATACCAATAGCTAAAAATTTGGCATCGTCGGAAGTGGTAAAATCCCCATCCGACCAGTCGCCGTATTTAAAGCGTTTGCCGTAATCGTTAATCAGGCGTTGGTTTGTTGTGAGTTGTGCTTGTATATCGGAAATCAGTCGTTTGGCTTTTGGCTCGGTTTCACCAACGAGTAGCATAAAATGTAATTCACCGGTAAAATATAAGTATAAAGGTATGCCCATATCCAAATGAACGGATTTGGCACCGGAACGGTAAATTTCGGCTAACAGGTTGACCACCGGATTTTTTATCAGAATGTTTGCCATTCGCTTATGAAACCATGCCGATTTGCTTTTGGCATACATGGGGAAGTAATACTCAAACCAAGTGATATAATCACGTTCGAGTTGTTTTTTACGCTTTAATTTTTCCTGTGGGCTTTCACTAATATCAATGTAGGTCGATTGCTCAATGCGCCGACAATGCTTTTCGTAATCACGTATGATTTTTTCATATTTGCGATTGATTTCACTCATTCGACCGAAGCTTTATACAGGATAAATTGTTTGTGCCATTCGAGGAACTTAACCGCCATTTCGGGGTCTTGCGATGCCATCCAGTTGTCAAATTCTTTAAAAACCGACAGAACCACTTGCACGGATATTTTTCCGGACACGGTTTCCAATACCTTACTGATTTTTGCCAGTGCGTCGGCATCAATTGTTGCTTTTTCTCCTTTGGCAATTTTCTCGAGCTGCTCTACCAACAGTTCTTTAATTTTATGCGGTGCCGACAGCACTTCCGCCCGCCGCAGATCCCAAGACTTTTCGCCATTACGTCCCTTACGCCAGCGGGAAACGGTAACTTCCGACACGTCCAGCTTGTAGGCAATGGCTTTGGCGGTCATACCTTCTTCGATAAACATGCGTTCGGCAAGTGCCCGTTTTTTTTGATTGGTCAGTCCTTTCATAAATATAAATAATGTTCAAAGGTAAATTGATAAGCGGTTTTTTCCTTAAATGTTTGCAAGCCTTGCAATGATTGTTGCAAGCCTTGCAACATTCTTTGTTTTAAAAACAAGCCCGATTTACCTTTGGGCATAAAACCGGAAGGAATGATTTTAAAAACCCGTGATAATAACTTATATATGTATGGCACCATTTGGAGTGGTGATGAACGATCTTTTGATGAACTTTTTTCCGCATTGGAAAAGAAGTATGATAATATCATCATTCACTTACATACTAATGGTGGCGATGTGTTTGCGGGTAACTTTATGATACAGCGTATTGAGAATTCAAAGGCAACTATACAAATAGATGTCGTTGGTACGGCATTCAGTATGGGGGCTATTATGCTCACCGGTGCCGATAAACGCCGTATGGTAGCCAACGGTTTTGCCATGATACACCCACCCAAAGGAGGCATATATGGTACTGCTAAAGATATGTTATCCGGAGCCAAACTGCTTCAAAATATGGAGGCAAATTTTATTGAGGCATTGGGACGTATTACCAATTTATCCGACAAAAAACTCAAAGAGCTGATGACCGGTGATCATTATTACGATGCAAAAGAGGCTCTTAAGATCGGCTTAATTGACGAAATCATTCCGGCAAAAACCAAAACCAAGTTGAAAGCATTAGGCGATTTACGTCCTGATGATGTCTTTCATAGTTTTGCGGCTATTCTTACCGAACCGAAAAAAGCAAAAGATAAAAATCAGAAATTTATGAAACAAGCATTAATTGAAGCTTTGGGGTTAAACAGTGTTAATCCCGAATCGTCTGACACGGCAGTTATTCAAGCCGTGAAAGCACATTATGACAACAAGCTGGCAAGCATTGAGGCGAAGCTCAAGGAAGAGCAGGAGGCCAAGAAAAAGCTTGAAGAAACTATCAAGGCACAGCAAAAGGCCAAGATAGATGCCCTTTTAGCCCCGCTTAAAGGTAAAATCACCAAAGAGCAGGAACAAACTTACCGCGATATTGCCGAGAAATCGGGCATCGCTGCACTAGAGACCGTCTTGGAAAATATGTCGGGGCGTAAATCTATCAAAGACTTTATTACCAAAGACGTTATCGGCGGTAAAGCAGCCGGGCGAGAAAATTGGGATTGGGACAAATGGCAGGCAGAAGACCCACGCGGATTGGAAAAACTGGCACAAACCGACCCGGACAGTTTTCTTGCACTGGGAAAAACAAAATTTGGAGAAAACTTTAAAATCAACTAAAAAAGAAAAAACATTATGAAGAGATTTGTAGCATTATTTATGGCTTTGTTTGCCGTAGTATTTGTATCGAGTGCCGTTGCACAGGTAACCGGCTTTGACTTTAAAACCACGACTGCCGTTATCGCCGGCTTATCAATGTTGGCACAGGCGCCGGCCGGCGTTGCCTTTGCGGGCTTAAACCAAGAGATTTGGACGGATATTCTGGTTAAGAATTTAAAAGCGGGTGAGGATGCATCGTTTTTAAATGAAATACCGGACAGGTCGGATTTGGTTATTGCATCACGCGGTGATAACGATATTATCCACTTGGTTGATGTAGGCGTTGACCCGGACGTATTGATCAATAATACCACCTACCCGATACCAATTCAACAACAAGTGGATACTGATATACCCATTCAGTTGGATAAATTTCAAACCAAAGCTACTGCGGTAACGGATGATGAAATTCAATATATCGCTTACGATAAGATTAGCTTGGTGCAAGAAAAGCATGTTAAAGCTATTAAAAAGGCAAAATTCGGAAAATCGGCTCATGCTTTGGCACCCCAAGCAGACAGCACTTTGACCCCGGTTATTTCCACTACCGGTGCTAATGACGGTACCGGCCGTAAGAAAATGACCTTTAAAGATTTGACGGCATTGAAACGCAAGTTTGACGATGCCGGTATCGATGAAGAAGGTCGTATTTTGGTTTTATCCACCGATCACTACAACGACTTGTTGGAGGATGCCGATACTAAAAACTTGTTTAAAGGACAGTTTTTAGACGAGAAAAAAGGTAAGCTGAATTTGTTCCTTGCCGGGTTCAAAATCTATTGGTATTTGCGTAACCCGTATTTTAATGCGGCGAGCAAAACCAAATTGAGTTACGGTGCCATTCCGGGTGCCGGAGACTACCGCGCTACTTTTGCCTTTGTGGCAGATGACATGTTTAGAGCTACCGGTCGTACCAAAAACTACACCAAAGAGCCGGAGCCGGAGTTCCAACGTTGGTTGTACAACGTACGTCACAACTTTATCACTTTGCCCAAAAAGCAAAGATCAATCGGTGCTATCATCAGTGCCACTGTCTAACCTTAAAACTTAAAGAACGTGAATATCACTAAAAAAGTCAAAGAAAAAGCTAAAAAGCTGTTTGGTCAAAATGACTACAAAGAGCTTTATGTGAATAAGAAGGGCGAATTTTTCACCAATGAAAATTTAGCCAAGTTGTCTGTTAAAGACCCGAAAAAAGAGCTTGCCGTATTAAAACGGGAAGATTATGTGGAACCCGCCAAGCCAACCGGTGAAGGTGGCGACGGAACCGGAACGGGTGAAGGAAAAGAAACCGGAACGCAAAAATAAGACCGGATGGCACTACAAGGCGTAGAAATAACCAGAGGCAGCATCGGCGCTAACACGTTAAGTGTTGGCGACGGTGTTTCCGCTATCGTCATAGGGGCGCCTGCCGCTACGGGATTGGCGCAAGGTGTGGTCAAACATTTATTTGGTATCAAAGATGCCGAAAGTGTTGGCATTACCGCCGATTTTGACCAAACCAACAACGTCAACGCTTACCGGCATATCAGCGAATTTTACCGCAAAGCCGGTGAAGGCTCGCACCTGTATGTGATGTTGGTTGACCCAACCAAAACGATGGTGGAAATTTTGGAAGATACCGGTAGTAATTATGCTAAAAAACTATTATCGGAAGCCGGAGGCGATGTGCGACAGTTGGCTGTTGCCGTGAACCCTACCGGTGCCACGACCCACTTAAACGGCTTGCCGGCTGATGTGTATAATGCCATAGCCAAGGCACAGGGCTTATACGACTGGGCAGACAGCCACTATATGCCGTTACAGATTTTATTGGAAGGTTACGATTATGCCGGCGATGCATCAACCGTTGCCGATTTGCGTGACTTACCCAATTTGCAGGCACACAAAGTCAGTGTGATTATCGGACAGGACTGGGCGTATGCAGAAAGTAAAACCGGTAATGCTCAAAAATATGCCGATGTCGGTACCGCACTTGGCGTGTTGTCAAATGCGGCTATCAATCAAAATATCGGTGATGTGGAAAGCTTTAATATCACGGATGCCACCAAAAACATTTGGATGGTACCGGGATTGAGTTCGCATCAAAAAAACAGCGATGTGATGGAACAGCTGCAAACATTGGATACCAAGGGCTACATATTCGGAGTTGAATATATCGGTATATCTGGTGTTCGTTTTAACGACGACCATACCTGCACACCGATTATTATGGATGCGGAACATAATGTCAACGAATATTGTATTGCCTTTGGCCGTACCCACGACAAAGCTCGCAGACAACTGCGCACGGCTTTGTTGCCCAAAGTCAAAACGGTGCAGCCGACCGATAAGAAAACCGGCAAGATACCGGCAGGGGTTATCAAGTATTTTGAAAACTTGGCCGGTGGTGTTTTTGAGGATATGGAAAAAGCCCGTGAAATTTCCTTCGGAAAAGCCACGGTTAACCCCGACAGCGATTTGGTCGTTGCCCGGGAATTGGAATTGTCGTTTGAAATTATCCCTTACGGCAATGTAGGTATCATTAGAGGAACGTCTAATCTTAAAACGCAAGTATAATGGCAAGAGCAATCAGAAACGGTAAGGCGTATGACAGCGCCGACGTACAAACATTAATCAACGGTATTCCGTGGGAAGTAGAAGAAATCAGTTACGGCATGACACAAGAGCATCAGTTGAATTATCAATTAGGGAGTGAAAAGCCGTCATCATGGAGTCAAGGTAAGGAAGAGTATAGTTGCAGTGTAACCGTTCCTATGCATGCCATTGCAGCGTTGGAGCGTGTCGCCCCGGGGGGCAGGTTGACCAAAATACGTCCGTTTTATATTAATGTCAGTTTTGTCAATGACTATAACGACATTGTAAACGATACGATTTTGGCAAAGTTCAAAGACCAAGGACGTGAAGTAACCGGTGATATGGGTTTGAAAAAACAGTATGAGCTGTTTGTATTGGATATGAATTTTAATAACTAATCATGTATGAAACTTAAAAAGTTAGATCAAAAAACCAAAGACGTACTCAAAAAAGAGTACGGAGAAGACAAGTTGGTCATTCTCGAAGTGCCTACAAACGAAACGGAAACCGAATATATCGAAGTGGCGGCACGTGTGCCTTCACGTCAGGTTTTCAGCCAGTATTTGAAGTGGGCAAATGACAACCCGAAAAAAGCACAGGAGATTTTGTTGCGAGGTTGTGTCTTAACTGACCGTGAAGTTATTGAAGCCGATGACTTTATGTTTAACACGACGATTAGTTTGTTGGCGGAACTTATTCCTATCGGTCAGGGTCGTATAAAAAAGTTTTAGAGGTCGGCTTGCACTACGCCGATGATAAAGATTGGGTGTTTAAACGAGATGCTTTAATTAGCCACGTTTTACATATTCCGTTTCCGGAACAGCTTCCTGACGATGTATGGGCACTCAAATGGGCGCAAGTAGTGTGGCTGGCCGAGAAAGGCATACTCGGTGTAGAGCTTAAAAATCAAATAAATGTCTGACGGTATAATACTTAATTTAGGGAAAAGATATGCAGCGGCGTTCGGTTTGTTGGCAATAGGTGGCAAACCGGACAAAGCCCATATCGATAAGGATTACAAGCTGACATTTTTTGACGAAAGCGATGAAACAACGGCAGATATAAGTCTGACGTTTGACGGTAAAGAAGTTGCCTTCGGACAAATACCATTTGTTAGTTCCGGTGATGCCGGACCAAAAAAACTTTTTGCACCGCCCCCGCTGATCACCTTTAACCGGCAAAAGCACCATATTGAAACACCTATCAACGGCAGTGATGCCGTAGTAGTGGAACGTTGGGGAATCAAGTCTTGGGATATTAGAGTGAACGGGCTGTTGATTGATGTAGAAAACCGGCAATACCCGGCAGAATATATCCGCAACTTAAACCGGCTGTTCAGTTATAAAGGTGTGGTTGATGTCAGCGGAGCGCAGTTTGAGGATAAGGACATTGACAGTATCTATTTTAAAGGTATCAGCATACAGCCCATTCCGGGATATGCCGATACGGTTAAGTTTAGTTTGAAAGCCCGTAGTATCAATGCGGTTGGTTTTACCCTATTAAATCCCAACGGATGAATTTTCTATACTATAATATGCGTTGTGAGATTCAGCTCGGTAAGGTTAAAACCAATGTAGTCAATTCTATACAAATAGATCAGTCTATCAAAAAGCTTACCGATACGGCGGTGATACAATTACCCCGCAATTTGGTTGTAAAGCGTGACGGACAGCAAGACAGTTTGGAAGGTAAAAAAGTTCGTGATTTTATAAAAGTAGGTGACCGGGTTCAGATTAAACTGGGATATGATGATGAACTTAAATCCGAGTTTACCGGTTACATTACCAAAATAGGTGCCGATGCGCCACTGGTAATTCATTGCGAGGATGAAATGTGGCAGTTGAAACAAAACAAAATTACCAAAAGCTATAAGCAGGTAAAACTGCTGACACTGTTGCAGGACATTGCCCCGGGATACGAATACGAGGTCATTGACAATATTAGTTTAGGAAAGTTTAGAATTGACAAGGCATCTGCTTATGAGGTGTTGAGTCAATTGCAAAAAAAATACGGTTTGTTTAGCCGGTTTACGGGCAAAGTATTGCATGTTGGATTTCCGGTTAGCATAAAGCCGTCTGTAAAGCATCCGATTAATCTGAACCGCAATGTTAGGGCACAACGCAGCGATTTGAAATTTGTCAGTAAAGACGATTTGAAGGTGATGATAAAAGCTATCAGCTTAAACAATGACGGCAGTCGCTTATCGGCAGATTTCGGTGATAAAAACGGTGCTGTAAGAACATTGCATTTTACAGGTAAAACTTTACAGGAGCTAAAAGAACTTGCCGAAAAGAACTATAAAAGTTTGTCGTTTGACGGTTTTCAGGGTAAACTGCCCACTTGGGGTTTGCCCCGTATTAAGGCGGGTGATGCCGTCAGTATAACCGACCCTGCCTATAATGGAGAGCATGACGGCACTTATTTGAATGAAGCCGTTCAAATCAAGTTTAACGGCTCAGAAGGTTTTAAAAGAGAAAATACTTTAAGTATGAAATTATGACAGCAAAAAAAATACAATATTTAGTTATTCATTGCACCGCCACACCACAGGGGCGTAAGGTTACCCGTGAGGATATTTATCAGTGGCATATCAAAGGGCGTGGTTGGAGCCGTCTCGGTTATTCGGATATGATCCATTTGGACGGACACTTGGAAAACCTGACCCCTTATGATGATGATGATCTTATCGAAGCCCATGAAATGACTTGGGGCGTCAAAGGTATCAATGCCATAAGTCGTCACGTGGTTTATGTCGGCGGATTGGATAAACATTTAAAGCCCAAAGATACTCGCACCGAAGCGCAAAAAGAAACACTTGCCGATTATGTGCGGTTTATGGTAAAGCTGTATCCGTGGATAAAAGTGGCAGGGCATAACAAGTTTGCCAATAAAGCCTGCCCCTGCTTTGAATGGAAAACTTGGCTTAAAGAAATTGGAATACCCGATAAAAATATTGCCTTATGAAGTTGAAAGTGGAAAGCGGTAAAGTGGAAAGCGGAAAGTGCGCCTCGATACAATCCCGATTATCATCGGGATCACTCGGCGACCTATTTCGTAAAGTGGCATTAAAGCTTATAGTGGCATTCATTTTTATAAGCTTTATGGTTAGCTGTAAGATATTCGGCACCCGACAGGTGTATAAAAAGCAGAACAAAAAGCATATCGTGGAGCGTGGCACAATTCATTATAAAGTCCCCCGTGAACAGATTATTTACGTGCCGAATATCAAAGTAAAAGATACGGATATTGTTATCCGTAAACCACGAACCATATTAAGGGCAAAGAAGCGTAACGGTAACTTTGAAAAAATTGGTTGCGAAGCTCCGCCCGCGGATATGAAAAAAGACTATGTAAAAGAAACCGATGAAAGTAAAAAGGAAACGGACTCTAAATCCGAAGGACTTATTTCAAAATTAACCTTGAAAAATGCCTTATTCCTTTTTTTAGGATTATCGGCTTTGATAGCAGTTAATAATTTAACCAAAAGAAAGTGAAGGAAGCATTTGCACGGGCAGTTCAGTTAGTAACCAAACCAGATATGACGATTGTCAGCGGTAAAGCTGTCCGTATATCCGATGCCGTTTTTGATTTGCAGATAGAGGAAGGTGCCGATATTAAAGATGTACGTATCGGTGCCATTGCTTCCGGTACACAAACTTATATTAAAATCATTCCGGCTGATAACAGCACGGTATTAGTCGGAATGATTGAAAACAGCGATACCGAAGCGGTTTTATTATCCACTTCGGAAATTGACAAAATTGAGATTAAAATCGGCACCTTGGAAGTTGTCTTAACCGGTGATAAAATCAGTTTTAAAAACGGGCAAACCGATTTTAAAGATTTTTTATCCGGTTTGATTGATGACCTTAAAAGCGCAGTTATTCAGACACCGGCAGGTCCGGGTAATTTCAGCCCGGCTGATGTGCAAAAATTGACGCAGCGAAAACAGGAATTTTTAAACCTATTTGAATAATGGCATTGGTAAAGCAGACGCTTAAAACGGAGATTAAAAACATTTTAAACAGCCTTAAAACCAAGACTGATCAGGCGCAAGCCATTGATGAATTTGCAGACAGATTGGCAACGGCTATTGATAATTACATTAAAACGGCAACGGTTAATACAACGGTTACCGGAACAAGTGCCAGTGGCGGTCCGGTTACTGGGACAGGCACAGGAACATTGAGCTAATGACACACGGAACAGACATATTATTAACGGAAGAATTTGACCTGCAAATCGAAAACGGAGACTTCGTTACCGGGAGAGCGGATGCACAAAATGTTCAAATTATTTTTTTGGCTCACCCGGGGGAAGTTAAAGAATTTCCAATGCTCGGATTTGGGGCATCAAAATATCTAAAAGGTCAAGTCAGTAAGGAAAAATTTTACCGGGATTTGAAGTTGCAGTTGAAATATGATGGCTATGTTGATCCGGTGATTCGTAATAATATAGAAAATATTAAAATAGAGATATAATGATGGAATTTATACAAGCCCACTATTTAGAAATACTCAACGGATTGATGTTGCTGATAACAGGGAGTTTTTGGATAGATATGCAAAAGAAAAAAGCCCAGTTAAAAAAGATGAATGCAGACGCCAAAGGCAGTGATGCCGATGCCACCGGTAAGCTGATGGACTTATATCAAGAAGCTTTGGACGACCTAAAAAAACGCTATGAAGAGCGGATAAAGGATATACAAGCCCAACACGATGATAAACTGGCCGAACTGGAAAAAAAGTTTAACGCCCGATTTACCGAACTGGAAGAAGAAATAAAGCGGTTACGCTCTAATTTAGAACTTTGGAAAAACAAATACCGCAAGCTTAAAGAAGCTTTTGATAAATACAGAGAAAAACACGGCGACAAATGAAAACAGTAACCGTATTAAATAACCAATCCCTTTGGGATATATCCGTACAGGAATATGGCACCGTTGAGGCGGTATTTGAATTGGCAATGGCTAACGATATGGGTGTAACGGATTTGCTCACCGCCGGGCAGGAGTTGCTGTTGCCGGAAGTGGATAAGAAAATAATTAAGCCGGAAGTGGTGGCGTATTACCGTAGGAATGGGCTGCATCCGGTTAGTGGTGTTACCGACCCTGATTTGAATTTTGACCTAAAAAATTATGAAGATATGCGTATAGATTTTGAGTGGGGCAATTCAGACCCCGACCACCCCGATATGACTCAAATAGTCAGTTATGGCGGTGAAACTATCAAAAAGTATTCGTTGAAAATAAAACTATCCGATCCGGACTTTATTCAATCTGTGCAGGACCCTATTCTGCTCATTGACCGTCACCGCCGTAAAGGTGGCCGTCAGGGACTGACACGATTGTCCGGCTGGAAACATCCAAGGGCTGCCGACTGGATGGGTCGTGTGTTTGAGCTGCCACTCACTGCCACAGAGCAGGTGCTGGACTTTAAGCAGGAGTATTTTTTTCGCAGCGGTAATTTTCCGCATCCCTTAGGGGTTAATTACAATACAAATCGAAATGCCGGGCTAACCTCTTACGGCTGGATAGATTTGGCCTTTCGTATCAGCTACAGACAAGGTGGTAGGCAACACATAACGCCGCACATCGGATTTATCCGCATGTACGGCTATGTTCAAACGGACATAAACGCAAAAGTGATTAGCTATGCGCTTAAATAAATTAAAAACTTTTGAGTGCCGGTTAAGACACCTTTTGGTGTCGGTTAATGGCGTCTCTTTTTGGCGCCGGGTATGGCATTCGACCTGCTTTGATGTATGTTGACGAACATACATAGCAGGTAGCGGGTGAGCCGTGAACGCCGGCGACGACCGGTGGGAGCTCATTCGCTTTTATAAAAACATTAAAAAAATTAGGTATTATGAAATATTACATACGACAATTAGTCAAAGCCCTTGCCAAACGCCGTTGCCCTAAACTGACTGAAGTGGTTTATGACAGTCAGGATAATCTGGTAAAGATAAATAATGGTGATTGGGTGCAAAGTTGGGATTTAGACCACAATGCCCCCGCTAATCCGCTGGTTTCCGTTAGGCATAATTGGGACCGCAAAAGTTTGGTTATTATCACACCATTGGTGCCGCGTACAACCGGTATTAAAGTCAACGGACATGCCCTGCCATGTCTTCGTTGGGGCAATAGGATTGAAGTAATCTATGACGATATGCACTGGTATATGGATAACTCGGATATTTTTTACATCGACTTAAAACACTACTAAAATGAGCCGCAGCATCAACCAAATACAGGAAGAAATATTATCGCTGAAATCGGCGGTAACTGCTTTACAGCCTTTGGATATCTTAACCGCCCAAGAGCAACCGCAAGCCCAAAGCGGCTCGAAGGTGGCGCAATGGCGGCTGATGGTTTGGGTGGTAGCCGTGGCCATTTGGTCTCTTGAAAAACTCTTTGATGTATTCCGGGCCGAAATAGATAGGCGGATTGCAGAAACGCGTCCACATACCAAAGGATGGTATAGAGAAAAGGCCTTAGAATTTCAAAAGGGGTATACACTGCATCGAAAAGATTATTATGATGTAATTGACGAGTCGGCTAAAATCATCAAATACGCTTCGGTGCGTAAGCTGATCTTGTCGGGGCGTGGCACACTGTTGATAAAAGTGGTTAAGGCGGACGGCGACAATTTAACGCCTTTAACGGCATCCGAACGTTTGTCTTTTGCCGCTTATATGGACGAAGTTGCTGACCTTGGAACCTTTATCAAGGTGGTGAGCCTGCCGGCAGACAAGCTCGTACTTGAAGCCGATGTCTATTACGACCCGCAATTGGTTGATGCTAATGGCAATTATATCAAAACCGGCACGCCCGCCTTAGTGCCGGCGGTTGAGGCTTATCTTAAATCAATGGACTTTGACAGCCGATTGATTTTGACCAAGCTGACCGATGCCATGCAATCGGCTAAAGGGATTTATTATCCGGTGCTGAAAAAGGTTAAAACAACGCCTTTTGATGGTGTTGAGAATGTGGTGTTAGACCTTTCTGCCGGTATTCATCAAGAATTTACAGAACCGGCGTCCGGATGGTACCAATTAGATCAAACAGCTTTACAGATTAATTATTTGCCACTAAATGAGTCCTAATATTTACCATATCAATTTCGGCAAGTTGATTGCCGCTCACTTGCCGGGTATTTTGCGTAAAAGCAGGCGGATGGCTTTTTTTGTTATCCTGATAAAGCCGGTTAAAAGTCTTTATAAGGCTTTTATCAGCTGGCGGGATGAAAGATTGTATTTGATGAGCCATAACAGTCAGGCTATTTATATCCGTAAGATCTTAAATGATCGCTTTGACACTGTGCAACGCGGCATTAGGGTGGCCAGCAGCCCAGTCTTAGAACCGGTCTGGCATTTTGATACATCGGATAACCGCCCCGTTTACTATTTTGATACGGCCGATAATAAGCCGGTTTATTTTAGAGCCCCTGCTGACTTTTTAGAACTCAATGCCGATTTTGAGGTGATTGTACCGCTACGGCTTAAACCCGCGGATGCTACCGCCTTAAATAACTTTGAAATCCGCCTTCGGATGTTGGTGGATTATTACAAACTTTACTCGAAAAAATATAATATAAAATTTCAATAAAATGAACAAACTCAATATTGCTGCCTCTGGATATCCGGGCACGACCGAAAGCTGGAAATTTTTACACGAAATGAGTGCCGACTTGGCTGCCATCATCGGGCGGATGATACACCGGGACGATCCGGTGATTATTACCGGGTGTAATGTAGCGGGGGGTAACATCTCCGACGGCTATATCAGCTATGCCGGGGAGGTTTACCGGTTTTCCGGCGGTCCATTGACCAACACGGTTGTGCTGGTAGAAGAAGTGACTAATGCTGAATATTACACCGATTTAGCCAACTCGGGGACTATGCCGAGTTACCCGACTTACATCCGCCGTTATGCCAAATGCGGTAATGCCGGAGAGGGCTTTGCCAATGTGCCTTTGGCTGACTTTGTCCGCTTATCGGAATTGGCCAATATTGATAATAGAACCAAACAGGCAACCGAAAACACGGCGGGAATCGCCGAAATAGCTACGCAAGCTGAGGCCAATGCCGATACAGATGATACGCGTATGATTACGCCTAAAAAGTTGGCGGCACGGACGGCCACGGAAACCCGTAAAGGGCTGGCGGAGATAGCTACGCAATTCGAAGTTAACGCCGGTGCGGATGATACCAAAATTGTGACACCGGCTAAGTTACAAGAGAAGTTGAATAATAGCACCTTTGGGGTGGTGGCTGAATTTGTGATTGATAATGTGGATATGAATGGGCAAACCGGCGTTGAACATTATTCAATTAGTGGCGTAAACAACTATGTTGTATTAGCATCATTGTTATTTGATGAAAACCAATATGATACTGAATGGTTCAGGTGGTTTATATCTAACAAATCGGCGACAGGATTTGATTTTGTTTATGAAGTTGGTTCGCAAAATAATCCACAAAATTATGCAAAAATCCAAATAGTCATTTTAAAAGTCAGTTAGATAATTTTTAAGGGGGCTGTATAAAAAAGCCCCCGGAACATTCCGTTAAGCTCTCAAACAAAACAGAACAGGTTATCCACCCATGTTCCGAGGACATAAGTCTCCAGTTCGGGTGGATAACCTGTTTTTGTAAGAGAGCAATGCAAAAATAAAAACAAATAATATTATGGCAAAGAAAAATTACAAATACAAACCGCAATACGGCGTTATTGTGATTTGTGAGACAGAAAAACAGCAAAAATAATTGTTTGAAAAGTTGAAAAAGGAAGGACTAAAACTAAAAATCGTAAATGTATGAAAGTAGAGGTAAAACATAGCACGGCAGAGTTTGACAGTTACCGTGCTAACAGGGTTAAGAGTTTGTTTAATTTTAAAATCCGGCTCGCACTGGGAGCATACGGCAGAACTGCCCATTGAGGCGTTGGATTGGCAAATAGGGTTGATTGTCGGTCCGAGTGGATCCGGTAAGACGAGTATCGGCCGCCGGTTCTTTGGGGTTGATAAGATTATGAACTTGTATGCCGGCCGGCCGGATGACAAGCCTATTGTTGATGTGATTGCACCGGGAGGGGATTTTAATCAGGTTACCGGTGCGTTGGCTTCGGTTGGTTTGGGTGATGTTCCGGCTTGGTTACGACCGTTTAAGGCGTTGAGTAACGGACAGCAGTTCCGGGCGGGCTTGGCTCGGTTGATGGTAGAACCGCCGGAAGAAGTGGTAGTTGATGAATTTACATCTGTGGTTGATAGGCAAATCGCCAAAATCGGTGCTTTGGCGTTTAGTAAAAGCTGGCGTAGGCATAAAGGTAAACGTGTAGTGTTGCTGTCGCCACACTATGATATTATAGAGTGGCTTCAACCGGATTGGGTATATGATACAGGGACAAAGTCCTTCAAAAAAAAAAATCAGCCAACGCCCCACTATCAAGCTCGACATTTGGAAGGTCAAGGGAACTTACTGGCGATTTTTTAAAGCGCATTATTATTTAGACCTGCCACATCCGCCCGCGGCTGAATACTTTGTTGGTTCTGTCAATGGCGAGTTGGTGGCACACGTTGCTGTGATGCCGTTGTTTACGGCTAATGCATACCGGGCGAGCCGGTTGGTTGTTATGCCGGAATGGCAAGGCGCCGGGGTTGGAACAAAGTTTCTCAATGCAGTGATGCAGTATCATTTAGACGGCTTTGGCCGAAAAGGTAAAAAGTATCACACTTTTTTTCATACATCGCATCCGCAGTTAGCACACTATTTACGCAATAGCCCGCTTTGGGTTCAAACTAATGCACAGCTTTACGGAGCTAATAAAAAACGGAGTATGGAAAGTATCAAAAGAACCGGTAAAGGCACAATGAAAGGCTGTGGATATGGCGGTCATTTTAGAGCGATACAGGCATTTAAATATTTAGGTAAAAATGGATAAAAAATTGAAGGTTTTAATTGCCGGACAAAAGAAGTTCGGCGAGGATGTGTTGGCTTTGTGCTTGGCACATCCGAATATAGAAGTAGTGGGTGTGAGTTGCCCGCTTGATGATAAATATATCGGTAGGTTGGCAAGTATTAATGAATTGCCGGTAATTCCTTCCGGAACACTCAACGGTGATAACTTTCCGGAAGATGTGGATTTGGGTATTGCGGTTCATTCGTTTGATTATGTCGGACGTAAGACACGCTATAAGGCGAAGTTGGGTTGGATTGGGTATCATCCGAGCTTGTTGCCATTGCATCGTGGGCGGTCGTCTATTGAGTGGGCATTACGGATGCGTGAACCGGTTACCGGGGGAACGGTGTATTGGTTGAATGCCGGTATTGACCGTGGCGATATAGCATATCAGGAACATGTATTTATCAAACCAAAATATTGGCTTGATGTAAAAGAAGGCGCGCGTGAGCTATGGCGGTTGGAACTGCTACCGCTTGGGTTGAAACTTATTAAACAGGCACTTGATGATATATCAAAGGGTATCATCATCAAAAAACCGCAAGACAATGAACTATCAACCTTTGAGCCGTCCACGAACGTAAAAGATATATTTAAACCGGATTTGTTAATGATTGAGGAAAAGACCAGATAA